GCGTATCTTTATATTTTTCTTGCTTACTTTATTTAGTTTACCACTAACAAATCTTGCAGTTCCTTTTGCAAAGGTAAGGGCCATCTTGGATTTATCGGGGTTGGGATCAAATACAAACTCATCAATCAGCACTTGAGAGTTTTCTGTAAGTCTTATTTGTGTTTCATCAATAAACGTAATACCCATACGACCATTAGCAGTTTCTACTTTGTCATAACTGAGTATGCCAAACTCAAGTTCAGCACCATAAGGTTTGTCTCTAAGAACTTGTGCGTTGCCTCTTAGTTCAGATATTGCTCCTATCTCAACAGACGAATGAAGTAGTTGAGTCTGACTGAGTAACACAAACTGTGCCATTAGAGCCAACAGACGTAATCTTGAGCCAGTCATTATCTTGGGTTGATTCTTGGTCTATGTTGAATGTTCTTGAACCTCCTGTATGGTCTAAGTAAAAATATCCACCAGCATATCCATCACCATCATAAGTAACAGTATTATCATTACCATCAATATCCATGTAATTAGTTGCACCATCTACATCTATAGCTGCTGTAATGCTATTACCTCCACCTTGTATGATCCAATCTAAATCAAGGTTTGCTGCTAGTGCAGTCATAGCATGATTTAGTGTCATGGTGTTGGTATTACCCGTAACTTGTACGTTTACATTAGAACCATCAGCACCAGTAGCATTGGTTTCATCTGTAGACATGTTAAAAGTATTGCTATCTCCTATGAAAGAAAAGTAACCTGTATAGGTGTCAGCCCATATATCGCCTAAAAACTTATTTGATGCTCCTTTTTGCAAAACATCAAGTGTCATGGTAGTTCCATCTAAATCAAGAGCAGTCATTGATCCGGCAGAAGCGTCAGCACCACCAATGATGTTTCCGCCTCCACCAACTTGTTCTATATCCAAGTTAGATGTAGCACCTGACTGATCTATGAATATTTCATTGTCAGCCCCGTATATTAGCGATGCACTCATCATCGCAATCAGGCTCACTAATATCAGTTTTTTTATATTTCCAATAGCCTTCTTCATAACCCTCCTCTATTGTTTCTAAAACTGCCGTCTCTACCGCCATCTGTAAAGCATAGTTTATTGACTCATTTTCTACTATACCGCTCTCTATTTCAACCAGTTCGGTATTGTTTGCATAAAATCTAAACACATCCGAAGATACAGCAGCACTTAATATTGACTTACTTACTAAGACCTCTATCAGTATCTTACCGGTCAAAACAGATACAGTTCGTAAGGATATGGTTACTGAGTCTTGTCTGTATTCTTTAGAAGCACCTATACCCAAATATCTTGCACCAGCTCCACCTGATTTGACATTAGTTTCATAGGTAACAACTCCACCCTCCATTAACAAACCAGCAAACAGTAAAGGTTTTAGCTGCTGTTTCTCATCAAAAGTTTCTCTTGCAGAACGAATGATTTGTCTTTCTTTGGTAAGGTGGTCTAGTCCTGTACGCTCTACAACATCAAACACACCAGAATGTTGCAAGGCCCTAATCAAATAAGCATCGGGTGATTGTGTGATAGCCGTACTAAAACTTGCATATTGACTATTGCTTCTGCGCTGTCCTGTATTATCTCCAAAAGAACCGGGGTACACAGCTACTATAGGTTTGCGTTCGGGTACAGGCACTTCTGATAGTTTGGTCAATAAAGAACCGACCTGTGCTGACTCAATATTTCTTACGGGTGGTATTCCATTGTCTAATGGCGGTATGATTAAGGCGCAACTAGAAAGTAAAAGAACCGAGAGGTACAGTAATCTCTGTTGTATTGCCTTCTTCATCTGTAATTATCAGTGTTACTTTATCGTCCTCTACTTTATATTCTATGGTGTTGCCTTCCAATTCAAGAACACCAAAATCTGAGGCTGTTTCACCAAATAAACTATCAACCAACTGTCTGCTTAGTTGTGCGTATATTCTACTCTCTAAATTACGTATAAATCTTGCAAGAGTAGTATTATCAGCTTCTCTCTCTAAATCTTCTACATAAGCTTTTATTTCCTCACGTATAGCTTCTTTTCTACTAAACTCTTGATTTTCAATAGTTAGATAATGACTAGAAGTGCCCTCACCACTAAAGCTAGGGTTCTTAAACTTGTGAGTCATTTCATCTGCACTCAGAGCAGCCACTACAAACAAGACGCTTATCATAGCCAAAATAATCATAATTTTATCCCATCTATCCATTACGTCTATCTTGTTGTTGTTTTATGCGTTTGCATATTAAAGCTTTTTTTAGCTTTTGATTCTGTTGTTTGGCCATTAGTCCTTGCGTTGATCATCTCTCTCTGCTTTAGCAATCTTATCTATGTCTATTAGATTACCTTGTCCTAACAAAACCTTAATCATGGTGTCTTGTCTGATGATTTCGTTATCTAGCGATCTGATTCTATCAATCAATGCAACCAAGATACCATGTTGTGAATCAAGCTTAGAACCTAGTCTTTCCTCTATGTTATCCAAACTATCTTGTACTTTGTCATCTACAGTATCTAGCCTTTCTGACAAGTTATCAACTATCTTAAATACCAGTTTGTAGACAAAAAAACCGACTGCTACTAATGCTGCTGTGGGTACACCAAGTTCTGAGACAATGAGAACTGCGTCCTCCATGATTTACTTTTTCTTTTTCTTGGGTCTTAGTAGGTCTGCGTCTGCCTTTCTAGCTCCGCCCTTGCCTGTAGCAAATGAACGTACTCTGCCAGCAGCCCATTGATGCGCTGAAACTTTAGGCCTTGATCCAGATGAGTAGTAAGCACCTAGACCTCTCTTGTAGACTTTGCTTAGTGTGCCTTTAGATATACCGCTTGATTTGGAATACTTGTCTATGACTGCTTGTTTGCTCATCCCTTACTTCTCCTTTTAGATATTGCGTTCATCATAGCTGGTGTAAGTTTGCCTTGACGATACAAAGTTGCGGTACGCTTGATTTCCCTTTCTCTAGCTTTGGGGTTCTTCGCTCCCCTTACGTATTTCTTAGGAACTCCGCCTTTTGTCTTGGGTACTTTCTTAAATTTTCTCACCAGTTTTTACAAGACCAATATCTTGCTGTTAGTTTGTTAGGTGGGCTGGTATCACACTTGTGTCTAGCCCTAAATGATTTTCTTCTCTCTGGTTGATTTTTCTTTATTTTCATATTGGGATCACCAAAGCGTATCAGTTTGACTTTGTTATTGACCTTCGCCAACACAGCAAACTTTTTATTCTTACCAGGTGTCCTTTTAGGTTCGTTATAACCAGCGAACTTCTCACCTCTATATTCTATAGCCATTACTGTATCATCCTCTCTTCACAACTAAGTATTTCTGAATCTTTGTTAATACTTCCGCCAAACATAATTATCATTATCTCAAAGGCTTGGTGTTCGTCAATGGCAAAAACCTCTGTTCCAACATAAACAGTATCGCCTTCCAAGACTTCAATATCATAGATTTTGTTGGACATTGTTGCTGAATAGTCCTTGTGCTTGTTGTTTAGCATTTTGTCTAATTGATTCTCTGTCTCTTTCCATAATAGAGTTTATCTCTGCAATGTTGACCTGAGTTCCGTATTTAGCCAACAGTTCTGCTGCTTTTAGCCTGATAGACGCTTCTTCTATGTCTCTTGACCTATCATCGTCCATGATAATCTTCATTCTGTCTGTCTCTGCGTCAATAATCGCTTTCTGAGCTAGGTTCTGAGCTTTCATAGCCTCTGCTTGCGCCAATATCTCTGCTGCGTCTGGTTTTTGTTGTTCAGGCGGTGCAGGTGGTATTGGTGGAACTTGCGTATTGATGAAGGATTCAGGGTCTTTGAAGCCAGCCATCTCTATCATACGGCTCAAAGTGTTGGAATACTGCTGTAAGCTTACCAATGGGTTCTGTACTCCAAGCTGAGACAGTATTTGCTCCTGTTTGCCGGCTAATTGCGACAAAATAGTGAACTTTTCATCGTCTGAGGTCTTGCTGATAGCCACATTTACGACTATATCTTTGTTGTTATCCCAATATCTTGGGTCAACTGGTACAAATTTGCCGTTCAGACGGAATATATCTTGTGCATCTTGGTGTTTTATCACCAGATTGTTGACCAAACCGAATAAATCTTTCATACCACCTTCGGCAAAATGCCTACAAATGAGTTCTATACGGCCTTGTGCACCTGACATGGTAGCTGAAACTGCTGCTTTAGTGCTCGATTGTAAAGCATCAGCGTTTAAACCAGCAGAAGCTTTTGATACGCCTGTACGATTCTCTTTAGACTCATCAAGATAGCCCAATACAGGGAAAGCTTCCTTACCAACAAAGGGTACGCTAAAAGGTTGTACCATACCAGGTGCACGTACACGAATCGGCTGCCCTATATCAGTGTTCAATACGTCATCAATATTGACCTGACCCTCGACCACAGCCATGCGAGGAAAGATTGAATGTCCAAGTGAATCTAGTGTGTCTCTAACTATCTGTGATTTAGCTGCCTGTATAGGCTTGAGATA